TCCTCCCAGAGGAAAAATCAGGTCATAAACCCGAAAGCATATCTGGAAAAGATATTTGCGGTTGAGAATGGAAATTTTAACGAGCAGGAGAACATAGCGCGGTCCGATGCTCATAAAAAAGACTTTACCAGTATTGGAGATGTCTTCGCCGGTATGAAGGGCAGGGAACCATGAAACACCAACGCCGCAAACGATTTCTAACCCTCTATGGCGAGGCTATGTTGGCGATCCTGGCGATAGGGGCGTTGATCATGCTGCTGATGTTCTGGGGAGGCAGGTAATGGCTGAAGGTATGCACTTTGGAAGAAAGGCGATTGTGATATGAGCGAAAGAGAAGATGACAAATTATTAAAAATCATAACTAATTTTAAGGCGAGCGTCTGTGACCGTATTAGAGAGCTGATTGTGGAGTTTGATATTAAGACGCCGCGTGACTTTATTTATGTTCCCTCCAATAGGCTTAAGGGAATGAAAAACTTTGGGGAGCTTAATTTCCTTGAGTTTAAAAAATTGTTAATTGTTGAATTTGGGGTTCAGTATGACAATGATTCCATCGTGGACATTGATCGGAAGATAAGAGAACGACCAGTTGTAAAAAACGACGCCTTATTAAAACTACGATTTAAAATTCTTCAGAGAGATGGCTTTCGCTGCCAGTATTGCGGAAGGAATCCGCAAACGTGTCCTGAGGTGGAATTGCAAATTGATCATATTCACCCAGGGGCGCATGGCGGACAGTTTATTGAGGAGAATCTTATTACGTCGTGCCGTGAATGTAATCTTGGCAAGAGTGACGCGCTTCTCAAAAAGCGAGAGGAGAAAGACCGATAGAACGGCTGATTGGAAGAAAGTCCATACTCCCCATTATCGAATATATGTATGACATCCATACATGGCGCGGTGCATTGAAGTTTATCTATGCAAACAATCTTCCATTGAGGCGCACACCATCAGGACGCCCTATGTTTTTAAGGCACGAATTAGTTGAATACGACGACAAGTTTCAAGATTGGTTCACTTCACTATAATTCACCATAGTTCATCTTTTATTCTCAAAAGCTCTATGCTATCATATAGCCATGAGAGGCCTTCCAGATAAAACACTCCAAGACGAAAAGACAAAAGAGATATCACAGGAGGTTATATGTGACACGAAACGTCAGTTTGAACGGGCAGGCCACAGGGTTCCCAAGATAGCCCGTGAGCTTGCCCTTATTGGCTATTCGGACATTGCAGACTATATCACCGTTGACGAAGGCGGCGCACTACAAGTCCTTCCGCTCGATACCCTCAAGAAGCACAAATCCAGAGCAATTAAAAAAATCAGAGAGAAGACCATCATCACGGAATCAAAAAGCGGCGACGAGCTTTACAAGACATCAACCATTGAGTTTGAGCTGTACGACAAACTATCAGCCCTCAATCTCGTTGTTGAAATCATCGGTATCAAAAAGCCCCTCAGGGTTGAACATAGTGGCACGATCAACCTTGCAGACAGAATAAAGAAAGCGCGGGAGTATCGGAAGAATGCGGCAGGCAGCACAAAGAAAAAGCGTCATTGATTACGAAGCCGAGCTAGTAAAGGACATTGAGGGCTTTAGTGATGATCCCCTGGGCTTCGTGCTGTATTCATTCCCCTGGGGAGAGGGAGAGCTTGAAGGGAAGCCCGGTCCGGAGGATTGGCAGACAGAGCTATTGACTGCGATAGGCAAGGGGCTACTGACAATCAACGAGGCCATTGAGATAGCCGTAGCATCGGGCCATGGCATAGGAAAAAGCGCCGTTGTCGCCTGGATCATCCTGTGGGGCCTCTCCACAATGGAAGATACGCGCGGCGTTGTAACGGCGAACACGGAGGCGCAGCTTAAAACAAAATCATGGGCGGAGCTGGCAAAATGGCACCGCCTTTTTATTGCAAAGCACTGGTTCACGCTGACCGCCACGGCAATCTTCTCAGTCGATAAAGAACACGAGAAGACCTGGCGGGTTGATATGATCCCTTGGTCTATCAACAACACAGAAGCCTTTGCGGGACTGCACAACATAGGTAAGCGCATTCTCCTGATATTCGACGAGGCGTCTGTCATCCCCGACAAGATATGGGAAGTTTCTGAAGGCGCGTTGACCGATAAGAACACAGAGATCATCTGGGCTGTGTTTGGAAACCCGACACAAAACATTGGCCGGTTTAAGGATTGCTTTGGCCGCTTCAAGCATCGGTGGATCACAAAACAGATCGACTCCCGCAGCGTCACCCTTACCAACAAGCAGCAGATCGAGGAATGGATCCACGACTACGGCCTTGACAGCGACTTTATGAAAGTCCGCGTTCGCGGCATGTTCCCGTCGATCTCCACCAAGCAATTCTATTCTGTTGAGGATCTGGATAAATCTTTCGGCAAGGTCCTCCGAACAGAACAATATAACTTTGCGCCAAAGGTCCTCACCGTTGATCCCGCATGGGAAGGCGACGACATGATGGAGATCGGAATGAGGCAGGGGCTTCTGTTCCGTCTTCTTCGCACCATCCCTAAGAACGACAACGATATTCAGATGGCTAACCTGATTGCTCAGATCGAGGATGACGAGAAGGCCGACGCCGTATTCATCGATGGCGGATTTGGTACGGGCATCATCAGCGCCGGCAGGACGTGGGGTCGATCCTGGCAGCTTGTCTGGTTTGCGGAGAAGTCAAGCGATCCCGGCTGCCACAATAAACGCGCAGAGATGGCGAACGAAGCAAAAAAATGGCTGAAGGACGGCGGCGCCTTGCCTGACAATAAAGAACTTTACGAGGATATTCTTTGCCCCGAAACTGTACCCCGGACAGACGGCAAGGTGCAGCTCGAAAGCAAGAAGGAAATTAAAAAGCGGCTCGGCAGGTCACCCGGTAAGTTTGATGTCTGGATACTTTCATTCGCTTTCCCGGTAGCCGCAAAGCAGTACGGCGGCCGCGCCCTTGGAAACCAGAGCGGCATCGTAAGTGAATATGACCCGTATCAAGGAGGAAACTAAGATGTGCATCGGCACTCCAGCACCGGCGCCAGTACCCGCTCCGAAACCGGCCCCACAACAGGCGCAAGGAGATATACAGAAGGCCGAAACAGCGGAGCAGCGACGGCGCAGAGCGGCGGCGAGCAACACCATTTTAACAGGGCCCGAGGGTGTAACCGGCACGACCCCTACGGTGTCAAAATCTCTTTTGGGGAGTTGATTATGGATACTCTGACATTATTTTCAATTCACGGCACGATTTTAATCGGCAAGCGCGACGGCGACAAGCTCCGAGAACCGAGAAGGCTTGTCATGACCGCAATGCCCCAAAACCCGAACATGACAGTTATGGGATTACAAGAACTCCCGGGCAGCCCGGCTTTTGTGGTGGTCAAGGACTATGGGTTTTATTACCCGGTAAAAGACGAGGGCATTGTTGCGGTCTATGTGAAGGCGACAACCGGGATTGAGTTGCCGATTTCCAATGTGGGGAAAAACATAAAACTGGTGGGTTGATATGCCAAACAGACGAACAGAAGACCAAGATAAAAACTGGAAACTCCGCGACCATTTCCAGCGGCGATATGGTGCCATGGAAGACGAACGCTCTTCCTTTCTCCCGCATTGGCAGGACATAGCCGACCACATCAGGCCGCGTTCCCTCCGTGTCAACAACGTCATAGATTATAGCAAGGGCAGCAAGTTCAATAAAAAAATAATCGACTCCTCTGCGACTCTTGCCAGTCGCACTCTCCGATCAGGGCTTATGGCCGGCCTAACCTCCCCGGCCAGGCCCTGGTTCAAGCTCGGCACAGTTGACCCCGACTTGGAGGAACATGGCGCGGCAAAAGCGTGGTTATATGGCGTTGAAAATCAGATGCGGGACATCTTCGCAAAGAGCAATCTCTATCAGGTTCTGCCTTCCGTGTATGGCGCACTTGGCGATTACGGTACGGCGGCCATGTGCTGTCTGGAAGATGAGCATTCAACGGTGAGGTTCTATTATTTCCTTACCGGCCAGTTTTTAATTGCCGTCAATCAGTTTAACCGGTGCGACACGCTCTACCGCCGGTTTCCCATGACCGTGAGGCAGATGGTGCAGCGGTTTGGCATTGATAACGTGTCGCCATCCACAAGGCAATACTTCCAGTCGAAACAGTACGAGACCGAAATGGAAGTCTGCCATTGCATCGAGCCGAACGATAAAAGAGACGGGATCAGACTGTCCAGCGACAATAAGCCTTTCCGTAGTGTGTACTTTGAATGGAACGCCTCTTACGGTCTATTTCTCCGCAAGTCCGGCTTCGATGAATTCCCGGTCATGGCTCCCCGGTGGGATCTCTACGACGATTCCTGCTACGGATACAGCCCGGGCATGGACGCCCTGGGAGACATAAAGGCGTTACAACTTGAGCAGAGGCGCAAGGCGGAAGCCATTGATAAATGGGTACGGCCTCCGATGATCGCTGATGCTTCATTGAGAACACAGCGGTCTTCCATTCTTCCCGGTGACGTTACCTACATAGAGGGGCTGGCGCAGCAGAAGCACGCCGGATTCCGGCCAGCCTATGAAGTCAACCCGTCGATCAAGGAGATACTTGAAGACATCCAGGAGATACAGGGCAGGATCAAGCGCTGCTACTTTGAGGACATGATGGCGATGCTGTCTCAGTCCGACAACCCGGAGATGACAGCCAGGGAGATTGAAGAAAGACACAGCGAGAAGGTGTTGATCCTCGGCCCTGTCATGGAAAGATTGAACGATGAACTTTTCGACCCGCTAATAGAACGGACGTTCGGCATCATGCTTCGACGCGGCCTTATCCCGCCTCCGCCCCAGGTACTGCAAGGCAAGCAGCTCAAAATTGAATACATCAGTATTTTGGCTCAGGCTCAAAAGCTCCTGGGGACGGCGAACATAGAGAAGGTAGCGGCATTCACCGGCTCGTTGGCGAACCTTAGCCCCGCAGCTCTGGATAAATTTGATGTTGATGAGGCGATAGACACCTACGCCGACATGCACGGCATCAACCCGAATATCATCAGGACGAAAGAGCAGGTCAAGGTGCTGCGCGACATCCGGCAGAAACAGCAACAGATGGCGCAAATGGCTGCCATGGCGAAACCGGTCAAGGAGGCTGCGCAAGCAGGCAAGGCCATGGGTGAAACCGACGGCGGCAATGTGCAGGACATAATTAAAACAA